GAGTCATCAGTGAATGTTGGGAAGTCCGGTGAGGAATATGTTAAGGGGATCATCCAAATTATGGAAGCTTTCCTCCTAGTAATTCCATCACGCAGAAAATCACCCCAACTGCGCATTCCATGTGAAATAATTAATAATATGATCACCCTTAACCCAACCCTTCTCCTGTACAAGGTTAGTCAGTTATGTACAGCATGGATGGTGTTCCTGGTCGCCTTGGGAGCCCGCGGAACAATTGGATGGGATTCCACACACCTAGTTGATGAAGCAGATGCCAGACTCCTTCCGCTCATAACAACCCAACTCAACCAGACTGGAGCTCCAGCCTTCTTCAAAGACCTAGCTCGGAGTATTCCTGCCTTCAAGAGGGGAGAAACCATTAGCCTGCGTTATGAGGATGAATTGAAGGAGATTGAACAATCACCACCTGAGTAGTTTATAATACCACAGATATTAACCTTGTGTACTTTATATTATGAATGACAATGTTGTAATCAACTAACCCACTAATGATCTATCCAATAACACATACATGTTTAAAAGTGTGTAATGGATTCATACTCGGATATTTTTGAGGGGCTTCAAGACCCTCCACAACCAGGTACATCTAAAGCATCAGAACAACCTTCTCAAGTTCCTATTACTCACGCTAATGAAATTATAACTGAGCTCAAACGGTTAACACAGGTTGTAACTAAACTTATGTTTAAGGTTGACCGATTAGAGGAACATATGCAGAAGATTGAACAGACACAACGTGACATTCTTAAAACATCAGTGCTATCAACTCTCCCACATCACTCACAAGTTGTTCTGAATCCCCAAAAAGGTGCTCCAGGATTACCAACTCCCAGACCCAAGATTATGTAATCATGGCACAATCAAAACCTCCTCCGCTACCCCGATTCAGCGGTCTTTTTGACCCAAAATTTGACATTGCTTTAAACTTAAGACCTGCATATTACTTCCGTCACCGGATACGGGCGAAAGATGAACAGTTTATGTCAACAACTGAAGTGAAACGTTTATTGGACTATTACTCACCTGATCAACTTGGACGATGTGAGGTTTCAGTGCAGTGTATTTCATCACTGTTCAGTGTATTCCTTAACCAGTGTACCCCTCAAGTGTCATCACTACAGGACCATATGATTCTTGCCTCACGAGTACTTCAATTACAAGAGGAACATTACTTAAGCAATACATCAGCTTCCCTTCGAAACTCCCTCCTTGAGCAGATCAAGATCACTCAAAAAACTGCCTACCACCTCCCGAAAGAGGTCCTCCTACTGTATGATGCTGTGCAAAAAATGGACCAAGCACTTTTCTTGTATCAGAAAGTGAAAGAAGTCAACTATAAATCGAAGGATGAGTCTCCAAATGAACTCAAGATCCTGGGGGGAAGAGTAAGATTTGTGTTCTCAAGGTCAATAAGTGTAATTGAAATCGAAGGTCATTGTCACTTGGTGACAAAGGATCAGTTTCTGATGATTCATAATAAAGTATTGGAAGCATTTAACTCACTGCTAATAGGTCATCTCCTTTCTGGACGATGCTGGACTTCAGGATTCTACAGGAAACAAGTGGATCTCCTACGATTAATGATCACAAAGGTTAAACAACTGGACAACAATGCATATGACCTGTTCAAGTCATTTGATGGGTTAGCGACTGCAGTGATAATGCGAGATCATGATAACTTCCAAAACAGTCAGCCAATAGAGGAGATGACACAATCCATCCTTGAGAGTCAGCTAATCACGCGAACAGAACTCCGGAGGCTTCTCCAATTATTCAAAGGCCCATCTCATGAGAGTATTGAACTCTCTGGAATGGCAAAGTTACTTGGACATCCGGATATCGACACACCAGCAGGACTCAACAAACTTCGCCAACGAGTAACCAAAGTCAATCCAGTCTCCCGTGAGCGTGTTTTGGAATTGCTTAATGTCATGAAATTTAACCTTTGTGAGACCTATTATGACCGACATCAGCGATGGCCCATTGTTAACATTGAACCTGGGTGTCATAAAGGATTACAACACTGTATCCTTCGGAATCGATGGATCACTGATCCAACTGTTAAGTTGCAGTATGGTGATATTACCTTCCATGATTTTAGTCGAATTGACCTTGAACCCCTATTGGTGTTTGACCCAATTGACTCTCAGTTCCTCTTCCTCAAGGACACAGCTCTAGCACCAGCTCGCAAATACACCTTCAGGAATGATTCAGTTGATATGACAGATGCCGAGAAGAGAACTCTTCTCTATTTTCTCCTCGTTAATGACCCCAGAAAAGAGGTCCGAAAATATCTTGAAGAATACTCTCAGCGAAGCTCTCGAATTCTTGATTATGCCATGATCAAGTTGACACAAAAGGAGAGAGAACTCAAAATAGATGGAAGGTTTTTCGGTGCCAGTCCCTATGTTGAACGAGCCCGAAGATGTATTTTAGAACAAAACATTTCAGAACTGATGAAGAGATACAACATCAGTCAGGCAATGACCTTAACGGAACTTCAACGATTCCGTAAAATGTACACCCTATCAGGGTTGCAGAAGGAAAATCCAGATTATCATGTCCTGATCATAAGTATTGATATCGAAGGTTGGAACAATTCATTCCGTAGAACCTTTTGTGAACCTATTGGTGAGTTCTTCTTTGACAAAGTATTTGATTGTCCGCATTTTAAATGTTTTATGGATATTTATGAGCTCTCAAGATTCTTATGCTCAGATCAGGCCTGGGAATATGCATGGGACGGACAGTATGGGGGAATTGAAGGACTATCACAGAAAGCATGGACCTGGATTTATGAAGCAGTGGCTTCTCGTGTCTCAAAACAGACAGGTTGTCAGACATATATGATGGTGAACGGTGATGATCTTCGGATTGTGTTGTTGGTGCCTAAGGAATGGGTTAGTGAGGAAGAACTTCCTGTGTATATCAACAAATTGTTCACAACATTCAAAGAATCCTATCAGGAGTTTGGATTTAACCTCAAGATTGAGGAATCATACACGAGTCAGACCCTCCTTGGATTCGGGAAAATTTATCTTGTGGATCGGGCTTGGCAAACAGCAACACTGAAGAAAGGATGTAAGATTCATGGAATGGCAAATCTTATGGGAGATCTACCTCTGGAATACATCAAGGGAGTCTACAGTGAGACAATTTCAACAATGTCATATAGTGTCAATCACCGATTCCTTTACCTCATGGCAGTCATTAACACACTAAGGTACCTCCATAACTATGACCCAAAGTTCTTTGACCTAACTCCTGATCAACAACTCTGTTGGTTCCTCTTTCCCTCTAACTTTGGAGGTTCACCAGTTCTGCCATATATACGATGTCTTGCGAAAGGTGATTCTGACCTGGAGACTATATGGATCAGTTTATATGTCTACCTAAGAAAGGAGTATCCTGACCTGTTTGAAATTATTCTTGGAGCACTTGCTCGGACACTCCGTCCAAGTACTAACTACCATTCACTGGCAACCAACTGTTATTCACTTCCCAATAGAGCACCAACAGGGGGATTCAAGACACTCCAACAGCATATCAGATCATGTCTTCCAAAAATTGTTCAAAACAAGGATTTCCGTGCTATTATCCTTGCTGCTGATCCAGGTCGAACCCGTGATTTCATCAGCCGTCTGTATTCATCAAAAACCATTCCAGCAAAAGCGTTCAGTGTCTTATATGAAACAAGTGCTGCCGGACTTCTTGATGAATTTGTCCAAAAATTCAGTTCTGCCAGATCAATGCTTATCCCTCTTCGGAAAGCTTACCGCGGACGAGCCTATCAAATGATTAGATCAGCACGAACCCAAGACCTGAAAAGGCTGTCCTGGATTAGACGTACATTAGGACCTGATCAATCTCTAACCGAAGATATGAATATTCGGAAATACTTTGAGTTAGGGGAAAATGAGAAACAGTGTGCTACCCAGATTAGTGAATTACTGCGAAATTATCTTTGGAGGAAACAGATAATTGGAATAACATATCCCTGTCCAGTTGATCAACTAAGGTTTATGGTTCCCTCACATGAGGAACTGGGTCTTGCAGGACTCATGCAGGACACCTTCACGCTGTGGATTCATCCAACCACATCTAATGTCAATATGTGTTATACACATGGACCCCAAGAGATGTACCTTGGCATGCATACAGACCTTAAAGTACTACCCCCTCCTATCACTGTGGCAGGGTCCTCACCAGGACTTGAACGAGTTGAGAAGATTTTGAAGGTAGCACCCCTGTTAAGTAAGCTTGGACCAACCGTTTTGGAGTATGTCTCATCCAATTTACATGACATTAGTGGTCTAGATGGACAGGTACTCCTTCAATGCTGTTGGAAATATATTTCTGGTTCCATTTCCCACCGGGTTCCTGCTAATCACTGGTCACCCATTGTTGGGCCAAATGAACTCCCGACAAGAACGTCATATGTGAGTCACAAAACATCAACAGATAGGAGTCTGCGAAGTTTACATGGTGACTGGACTATCAACTTTGGAAGTCTCCTTGCCTTTGAGATGTCTACAGCATTATATGCAACAGAGTTTAATGCATGGCAGGACATTCCAAAACAGATCACCCACTGGATTCAACTCCGTAAGGACTGTGCTCATTGTCTCCGTGAGATTGATGATGTACCAGTGGATTGGAGCCGATATCCTAAACTCCTTAACATGGGTATCTCCGGAAACCCCTATGTTGGATTTACCCAAGAACAACGGGAAAGTCTCCAGCATCAAATCAACCTGAAACTCCAATCTATTGTGGAACAATTAAGGATCAACCTTGATGACATGGGTTCTGAGGGACAATACTTGGCATTTAAAACAATTGCCCATGAACTTCTCCGTGAGACATCGAAGGGAACACGTGGAACTGGTCTCTTAAACCCTGAGCTTAATATTCCTGAGGATAAGCTAGTAGCCATTAAGGCCCTTCAAAAAATCCAAACAATTGGAATGACAGAGCTTAAGAGAATGCCCTCTGAGATCCTGGTTGAGGCGTTATATGACTACTTCACAAAGTTTGTATTCCAACGATACCCCCACTGTCTGAGACACCACCAGGAGGCTCGACTATCTGATCTTAAGTTCACTCTCTTTCCATTCTCAGGCATAAGTCAATACATATATGACTCCGGGTACTGGGAAGTTCTGAAGACTGAACTTAGACGATATCTTCCCAATGTTTCACTTGCTCTCCCAAAAACAAGTTCAGATGTTCACAGAAGATTGGTTGATTTCTTCAATCAGAAACTTCAGCATGACTTAAGCCTCCGGGGTGATCATCTACTCACACAGAGACATTCCATTTATATTGTAGATTTCTTGACAACTGAGGAACTACAAGAACGTCATTCTGATGAACTTCAAAGTATCATCTGGAGAACAATCAGGGAGTGGTGTGGGACAAAAGAAGGAAGTGGCTTCCTCCATCGACTCCATAATGAACCAGTCAACTTTATGCAGACAAACTTTAAGTTACTAATTGCATTGGATCACCTGGCACCCCACTTGTTTGCCTCTGTATTAGAAATTGTTGAACCGGGTTATCAGTATCCTGTTTTCCAGGTTAGCTCCGCCAGAGGATCCTTACTTCAAACCTTCCTACACTTCGGAGGCCTTTCTCCTGAGTTAATCACCCAAGTTCTTGAACGTCTCCAGAGCCGTGAGATGGATCCAACACTCACAGGCGAAATGATGACAGTCTTGACTTCAACATTTCCAATTCTGATGTCAGCAAGGTATACAGTCGCCTTTGTGCGACTTGATCAGGCCGACACAATTGTGCGTGAATCCCATCATAAGGAATATTCCTCATTGTTCACTCCACCTCCGGTGAACCCCATTATGAGAATATCCAAGTCTGTACTGCGACGACTGAAGCGACACCAGGCATCCATTTCACAGCTTATTACATATCGTCGGGATTCCGCCCCTGTCAATGAGCTTATGTCCCAAAATGACTCAAATGCTTTCATGTCCATCTTACCGGAAAGAGTCTCCATCCCTCACCAGTTATGTGGCTCACAAGCGCTGCGCCTTTTTGGTTACAGCACCTCTGCCCCTGCCAAGATCCATGAAATCATGTCTAATGTGAGTGGACTTGATCCTCGAAGTGAAGGTTCAATTATTTGTTGTGGTGATCTATCAGGTGGGTTTACTCGGTACATGGTGCAACACTTTAAGGGATGTGACATTGTTTTCAATACTCTTGCCACCGATATTAGTGAAGAATCACTCTTTGTTCCTGACTGTGAGGATCTACCCCTCAGTGACCAGAGAAGAATCCACTTCACTAATGTGCAACGAAACAAGTCAGACTTACGGGACAGAGATACCATTGAGGTACTTAAGTTGGAAGCAACACAACGATTTGCTGGAAGAAGTCTTTTAATCATCGTCTGTGATGTTGAGATAATTGAAGATGGTGACGAAAACATCCTGATTACAAATAACTTAATGTCCTTAGTATCTACCATTGGTGATGATTCATTGCTTTTCATCATAAAAAGTACATTCCGATTCCCAGGACCACTGCAGGAGCAGTTGAGAATTTTACGTGATATCTTTGTTGTAGTTTACCTAGTCAAACCTTACTCAAGTCATGATTTCTCTGCTGAGTGTTATATTGTGGCACAATATCTTCACCATCCTACTGCTGAGAACAAGTATGCCTGGCCCACTTACCAGACTGTAATTGATCTGAAAGAGTTTAAGAAGATTGTAGTGGCACGACGAAACACTATGAAGAATGGAGGGGTGAATTTGCCATGGCGAGAGTACACAGTCCTTGCAAAGGATTTGATACAAAAAGTTGGGATCATGAAGTTGAATCAATTCGAAGGGATGATTGGCCGAGCACTTGTGCAGGGTGTGATGAAATTACTGTGTCGTAATGATATTCAAACAACCATGGTCGGAATTACTAGGTTCTTATATGATCAGCTTACTCAAACTTTGGGAAATCTTAAGGACCTATTAGGACGATCACGACAGGTTCCATCTGCTGTAAAGAGAAGACGGAGTGAAATACCTCTTGAGCAAATCCGTCATCAGTCGAGACTGTGGTTAGAGTATCAACTTGTTCTGTTTTTCGTTCTCAGAGTTACTGATGAACTAAGTTTCCAGGGATTCTATGAAAATTGGCGTGCTCACCAGATTGATGCAGAGACTCATGCACGGACAATTGTCCCAGATTGTTTTGAATCAAGGGTGGAATTTAATTCACACCTCCAACCTTCCAACCTTCCTGATGGGGATCAGGGATGGTTGGCGGGATTAAGTAATCGAATTATGTTCTCATATCGATTTCTATGGTATATTTACTGGTCTGTTCAAGATGTGTAATCATTGTTTAACTCGATATTCCAAACTGTGTTAGTAACTTGATATCTGTAAATAGTGGAAGTAGTAACATTGTTTATGTTTAGAGGATTAATTATGTTAAATACACAAACCCTGACATCAATTTTAAAAATTGATGTACTTGTGATGGATAGATTTCTTTCTTGGAGTGTTGTTTTTTGGTTGGTGTTTACTTGTTTAGTTC